TACCTGGGCGATCTCCGGTCCCTCGAAGGACTGAATGAGGCAATCGTTCAGTTCTCCCAGGCTGCCGCCAAGATCGTCATGTTGGTGCATCCAAACAGCACCACGAGTGTAACTGATCTAAACCAGGCAGAGTCCGGAGACGCGATTGTTGGCAGCAAGGCTGACATCGACATGCTCCAGCTTGAGAAGCAGGCTGACTTCCAAGTCGCTGATGCTGTTGCAACACGCCTGGAGCAACGCCTCTCTTACGCCTTCCTGCTCACTGCAGGCACCACTCGCAATGCCGAGCGTGTCACCGCAGAAGAGATTAGGGCCAACGCGCAAGAGCTGGAGGATGCCCTCGGTGGCGTCTACACCGTGCTCGCACAGGAACTGCAGCTTCCTCTGATTCGCCGTCTGATGGCGTCGATGCAGGAGAGCCGCGAGATCCCAGCGCTGCCGAAGCGTGCGCTCGATCCAGTCATCGTCACAGGCTTTGAAGCCCTCGGACGTAACCATGAGATGAACCGACTGCGCTCACTGTTCCAAGACCTGACGGCCACCTTCGGCCCAGAGGTGCTGGCACAGCGAGTCAACTTCAATGAAGTCGCAAAGCGGTTCGCCAACGGCTACGGCGTCGAGAAGCAAGAAGACCTGTGGAAGTCTGACGACCAAGTTGCCCAGGAGCAGCAGCAGCAACAGATGGCTGCAGGTATGCAACGGGCCGCACCGCAGATCGCCAAGGGCGTAGCGGACAAGGTCAATCAGCAGTAGCACATAGCGCCCACGGCGACCTCGGTATCACACGTAACACTTGGTGTGGTGGCCAACAGTAACCGTGGGCTTCCCTATCCTGAGGAGGATGAATTGAATTTCGATATTTCCCAACTGCGACCTGAAGAGAAGGCCGCACTGGCCAAGGCGCAGGCCGTTGGCGTAAACGTCGTCCAGTCGGACGGCAGCACCGTAGACGTGTCCAAACAAACACCACCGGTCCCCGTCGAGCCAGCCAAAGCTACCCCTGCGGCTGCCGAGAGTGGTGATGTGGCCCCGGTCAAGGGTGCGGAGAATACGTCCGCAACCTCCGCAACGGATGCGGACAAACCGCAGAAACCTGCTCACGTTCCCGACAAGTTTTGGGACGCTGAGAAAGGCGTAGTGAACACCGAGGCGTTGCTGAAGTCCTACGGCGAGCTGGAGCGCGCTCGTTCTGCCTCGCGCCCGCAGGAGATCCCGCAGCCCGCTACAATGGGCCAGACGCCCGCAACAGGTACGACTGCCACACCGGGCACCGAACAGACATCTGAGCAGAAGGCTTCGGCTGACGCTGCCGCCGCCCAGGCTGCCCAACAGGCCGCTGAAGCAAAGCTCGTGGCTGACCGTTCGGCTGCCTCTGCGGATGCCAATGCTGACATCTCCCGCGATGGCAAGATCAGCGACGCAACCTACACGAAGCTGGCTGCGGTCGGCTACGACCGGGCAACTGTTGACCAGTATGTGGCGGGCCTCCAGGCCACGGCCACACTACAACTCAACGAGATGCACAATCTCGCTGGGGGCAAGGCTGACTTCGACAAGATGGTTGAGTGGGGAGCTGCTGGCGGATACACGGCGGACGAAGCCAAGGCGTTCGACGAAGCGCTTCGCAGTGGTGACAAAGGCAAGCAGGCGCTGGCAGTCAACGGCCTCAAGGCCCGGTACGCCTCGGAGTTCGGCTCAGGCCGCACGACGACCGTCAACACGAACAACGGCAGCAACGCCAACCACAACGCCTTCAAGTCGCAGGCTGAGTTCCTGAAGGCCACGAGCGACGCTCGGTACGCCAAGGACGCCTCCTACCGTGCTGAGGTCGCCCAGAGGATCGCCGCAAGTCAGCGTGCTGGTATCGACATCGGCATCCGCGTTCAGAGATAAGAACGATTCTCAATAGAGAGCTCGCCTGTGTTCAGCATCCGGCGCACCGAGGACGTTGATGAGGTGCGCGAGTTGCATGGCCTGACGTTCCCCCTTGATGAGTGGATCGGTGACGAATACGACTTCTGGATTGTGCGTGATCGCACAGGCCGGGGTATCGCGTTCGCCGCCGCCATGCATCACGCTGACACTGGTGTGGTCTCTCTCGACCGCGCTGGTGTGCTGCCCGAGTTCAAACGCTGCGGACTACAGAAGAGGCTCGTAAAGGCCCGTCTGCGGTGGGCGCTCAAGCAAGGGGCGAAGGCGTGCATAACGTACATCGCTCAACGCAACTATCCCTCCATGGTGAACCTACTCAAGTGTGGGTTCCGATTCTACACGCCCGAGAGGACGGGCGAGTATGACGATGAGGATAGCTTCCACTTTCTCAGAATAGACTTCTAGCGCTGTTCCTCCTCCAGCGCTGAACGTTACTGCCTGACGACATAGTTCGCCGCCGCGTCGAGTATCGCGGTAGACGGGTGTGGCAGCGCCCGCAACGAATTCGCCTTGCTCCTGATCAGAGCCGGGTAACAACAAAGCACAACTAGACGAATTGACATCGAGTAGGAGTGGCCCGCGTTTAACTGCTACGGCAGTGAGCACGTGGACAACCTCGCTGAATGATTCGTTGCGTCGGTCGTGCCGATCAACCCTCCGTCATACACTAACAAAAATGTCGCTGGCTGGCCTCAACACACGGCCACCTCCCGACTATTAGGTATTTGCAATGTCCGACGCAAATGTCTCCCACCTTGGTCAGATCCAGGGCGCGGGTGCAACCGACGCTCTGTGGCTAACGATCTTCGCGGGTGAAGTTCTCTCCGCATTCGAGATCGCCGTCAAACTGAAAGACAAGGTTCGCACGCGCACCATCAGCGGCGCGAAGAGCGCACAGTTCCCTGCGACCTTCCGTGTCAACACTCGCTATCACACGCCCGGCACCGAAATCCTCGGCCAGAGCGTGCAGGCGAACCAGGTTCTCATCACTCTCGACGACATGGTTGTCTCTGACACCTTCATCGCCGAGATCGAAGAGCTGAAGAACCAGTACGAAGTTCGCTCGATCTACGCGAACGAGCATGGCCGCTCTCAGGCCTTGTTCTACGACCGCATCATCAGCAACACGCTGGTGGCGTCGGCTCGTAACACCACCCCGCTGTTCAGCGGCGACGGTGCTGGCAGCTCCGTTACCGACCAGCCCGACGTTGGCGCCTCTGCCGACTTCACAGCCTCAGGTGACGACCTGATCAGCGGCGTCAACCTTGCCAAGCAGCGGCTCGACGTGAACCAAGTTCCCGTTGAGACCATGCCGGTCTACTCACTTCTGATGCCCGCTCAGTGGTATCTCGTCGCGAACTCAGACAAGAACATCAACCGCTTCTACAACGATGGCGATGCCTCTCTGCACCGTCAGTCGCTGCGGACGGTTAGCGATATTCAGATCATCAAGAGCATCGCCCCACTGTTCGGCTACAACGTGACGACCTACAACGGTTCCACAAACACCAGCGGTATCGTTGCTACCAGCGATCCGCCTGTGCCGGGCACTAACGTGGCCGCTGCGGCTTCCCTACCCTATGGTCAGGCCATTCAGGCCAACTACCCGGCGAAGTATCAGTCCGACCAGACGAAGACCGTTGGTCTCGAGTGGGTCGAGGCTGCTGCTGCGGTCCTCAACCTCCTGGGTATCACCATGGAGTCCGTGTGGGACCCACGTCGTCAGGGCACCCTGATGATCGCCAAGCAGGCCCTGGGCGCCGGTCTCCTGCGCTCCAAGTGCGTGGTTGAGCTGAAGAAGCACTAACCAACACCGCCTTAGCGGCAATCCATACAGCCCTCACATCCTAACGGGTGTGGGGGCTTTTTTCTTGAAGGCCCCTTCCCCATGCCGATCAATTTCAGCGCCGATCCGACCACTGAGTTGGAAGCAGTAAACATGATGCTGCTCAGCATTGGCAAGGCGCCCGTAAACACTATCGCGACCAGCGCCATCAACGACGTCTCGTGGGCGACCACAACGCTCTACAACGTCGTCCGTGATGTCCAACACACGGCTTGGTGGTTTAACCGCGAGACTGAATTCCCCATCACGCTGGACGCCAATGGCTATGCCAACCGGCCCACCAGCGTTCTCGATCTGAAGCCCAACGACCGCTCACTGCCCCTGGTGGAACGCCAAAGCAAGCTGTACGACCTGGGCAATCACACCTTCGACCTTCGCGCGCGTGTTCCCGCAGGCGTCCTCAAGGTCGATGTGACGTGGTGCTTCCCCTACGAAGACTTGCCCATGGCTGCCCGAATGTACATCGCCATGCGCGCGGCGCGGCAGTTTCAGACATCCGCAGTCGGCTCTCAGGTCATCTACCAGTTCACCAAAGAAATGGAGCTGGAGGCCCGCGCTGAGCTTGAGCGGTCTGAGCTGCGCAACAGCGCTACCAACATGTTCAACACCACGACGCGCAACAGCCGCATCTACAACCGTCAGCCGGGCGCAGCTAAGAACAACGCTTGGTACTAGGAGTAACTCGTGCTCGTCAACCGAGCGATCCCTGCGCTGTACAACGGCATTAGCCAGCAGCCAGCTACGCTGCGCCTGCCGTCGCAGTCAGAGGTCCAGATCAACGGCTGGAGTACGGTTGTTGAGGGTCTCAAACAAAGACCGCCATTCCAGCACTCAGCACAAATCAGCACCGGCAGCCTGTCAACCGCTCATCTTCACGTCATCAACCGGACGTTGTCGCAACGCTTTGTTGTCGTGGTAACCAATGGTGACATCAAAGTATTCGACCTCGCTGGCAATCAGAAGGTAATCAACTTCCCAAACGGGAAGGCGTACCTCACGGTGTCGAATGCGCAGGAGGATTTCTCCACCACCACCGTGGCGGACTACACGTTCATCGTCAACAAGACGAAGCAGATCGTGATGAAGCCCGCTGGGGATGACCAAACGGCGCAGCCCGGCACCTATGTGTGGCTGAACACAAGCCTCGCTGCGGGCGACATCTCCACCAATCCCTACTCGTCGGCGCCTCGCAGGCAATACAGCCCGAACCCATTCAGGGGGACCTTCCAGGGTTCCAAGCAGTCTTTCGATTCCCTACCGAAGTCGAATGATGCCGTGCCTCCCCAAGAGGGAGACATGTGGAAGATCGAGGGAGATCAAAGCTCCGGGTTCACCGCTTACTACGTCGTCTACAACGGCGGTGTATGGAATGAGACGGTTGCGCCTGCTCTTCAGAACGCGATTGACGAAACCACGATGCCGTGGGCCCTCGTACACAACGCCGACGACACCTTCGACTTCGTCCCGTTCTCCTGGGCTCCTCGGCGGGTCGGTGACGAGACTACCAATCCCAACCCAAGTTTCGTGGGGCGGACTATCAATGACGTCTTCTTCTATCAGAACCGCCTCGGGTTCCTAACGGGAGAGAACATCGTACTGTCCGCCGCTGGTGACTTCGGTAACTTCTACCGACTCACTGTCCTCCAGCTACTGCCCGACTCTGTAGTCGACATCGGGGCGTCGGAAACGAATGTCACCAACATGAACTTCGCGGTGCCGTTCGCTCAGGGTTTGATGCTGTTCTCGGATCAGACCCAGTTCCGCTTGGTTACGCCCCTCGACGGCTCCTTCGGCCCGACTACAGTGTCACTGCAGGTGGCCACCCGGTACATCGCTAGTCAGACCGTACGGCCTCTGATGCTGGGCTCGGACGTCTACTTCGCCTCTGAGGATGACGCATACGCGCACCTCCGCGAATACTTCGTCAAGCTCAACTACACCGGTCAGATCCAGACCGACGCAGACGACGTTAGCTCACACGTACCCAAGTACATCCCTAAGGGATGCTACCTGCTGGAAGGCAGCAACAACCATGACGCTGTCTTCTTGGCTACCTCAGCTCAGCCCAATCGGCTGTACGTGTACAAGTTCTACTGGTCCAACGAACAGACCAAGGCGCAGAGCGCATGGGGCTATTGGGACTTCGGCGCGGGTAACTCCGTGCTCGCCTGTGCTGGACTTGACGACTACCTGTACGCAGTTGTGGCTCACCCTGACGGCACCTTCATCGAGAAGATGTCGCTGGCAGTCGGGGCCAACGTTGGCATCACGGACAACAACGGGAAGTACTTCGACCTGATGTTAGACCGGCGCTGCTACGTCAGCGGTACCTATGTGCCAGCCCCAGGTGACTACACGGACATCATCCTCCCCTACGCACCGGACCAGTCGTCCTTCCGGTTGGTGGCGGGCAACGATGCACCCGTTCCTGGGGTGCTCATTGATCCTGCAACCTACTCGTTTCCCAACACTGTGACGGTGCGGGTTCCGGGGCAGGCAGCCGGGCACCTGTACGCGGGGAATGCCTACGAGTTCAGGTATCGGTTCAGTGAGCAGTTCATGCTCAACCAGAACAACGTAGCGATCCTCAGCGGGCGCCTCACGCTGCACAACTGGACGGTCTACTTCGTTGACACGGCCTACTTCCGTTGCGAGGTAGATCCATACGGACAGGGTGCTCCCACCGTTACGGAATTCGTTCCTGCGGAGGAATCCCAATACACAGGTATGACCGTAGGGAGTCAGGCACTCATTACTGACCAGCCAAACTTCCGGACGGGCAAAGCCTCGTTCGGAGTCATGGGCCAGTCGAGTGAAGCCACTATTGACCTCGTCAACGACACACCATTCCCGGTGACGTTCTTCGAGGCTGAGTGGGAGGCTGACTACAACAACCGAGGACGGACAATCTAATGATCGTACCCGCACGTGAGTGCCATGTGTGCCAGATGGTGGTGCTTGGTATTCGTCAACTCGACCTCGATGAGATGAAGGCAACCTCAGGCTCACCCCCTGAGGAAGCCCTCATGCGCTCCCTGCGGGTGTCGACCAAGGCATGGGCCTACGTCCACAAAGGCGCGGCGCTGTCTATCTTCGGCGTTGCCCCATGGCCGGGGACTCCAACCCTCGGCTCACCGTGGATGATCTCCACGGACCTATTCAACCAGCACTCATTCCAAATCGCTCGTTTTGCAAAGCAGATCGTGCGCGACATGGGTGAGGGCTTCGACTTCCTCGTTAACTACGTTGACATCCGCCAGCTCGGCCACCTCCCCTGGAGGGAATGGGCGGGCTTCCAGTTCGATGAATTCATCCCTGAGTTTGGGGTGGAACGTCGCCCCTTTTTAAGATTTTCAAAGGCAACCTAACCCATGTGCGAGCCAGTCACCATCATGGCGGCTATGGCCGTCGCGACGACCGCCATGTCTACGGTCGCTCAGGTGCAGCAGGCCAGCGCTCAGAAGAAGGTCATTGACCAACAGAGCGAAATCCGCGCCCAACAGATTCAGCAGCAGGCAGGCCAACAGGAAAGTGTAGCGGCCATGCGGGCTCGTCAGGAGCGCGCCGCAAGTATCGCCGCAGCGTCCTCAGCGGGCGTGAACCTCGGCTCCAACAGCTTTATGGCTTCCCTGCAGACAACCACGATGAACCAAGCCAACGAGAACGGGCTCATCTTGGAGAACGAACAGAACCAGCAGCAGGCCAACACTGCGGAGACTCAGTCGCTCCTCAACAGCAAGGCATCCTCCCCAACGTTCATGGGGGCGACCCTCAACATGGCCCTGGCTGGCGCTGACGCCTACATGTCGGGCAAAGCTCAGTACGACCTGGGCGCGAACAAGCCAACCCCCAACGCGGGCTAAGGAGATCAAATGCCCCGTCCAACAGAGCAAGGGCTCATTGGCGCGCACAACACTCAGGGATTCACCCCTGGGGGCCCGCCGACAGAGCAGCTAAATGTCGTGGCACCTCTTGATGTCGATGCCGCACCTACTCAGGCGATGGCATTGGCCAAGGCGCTAGGTCACGGTAACGACATTGCCCAACAGTGGTTGGGTAAGGAAGCTCGCGAAGCTGGCTCAAACGATGAAGCCCTTGGCGAAGCTGCGGCTTCGCGTGGTGAAGCCCTTCCGGACCATCCGGTGGCCCATGGGTTTGCCGTTGGCTACTCGAAGATACAGACACAGCAGACAGCGTTCCGTGCTGCACAGGAAGCCCAGGCTTTCGCCGCGCAGAACAAGACGATGCCTCTCGATCAGTACACGGATGAGAACGGGCAACCGCAGCCCGGCCTCCTGCGACAGATCGACGCGATCTATCAGAAGCACCTCGGTGGTCTTGAGAAGGACCCCGAGGCCGCCCGCGCGATGGCTCCTATCCTCACCCACACGATCAACGAGATCGCCGGGCAGAGGAACCTTGAGGTCATCAAGGACACACAGGAGCAGGCGCAAGACCTCCAGACCTCGAAGCTAGGCTACGACATTCAGCACGGCACTCGGTTCTTCAACAGAGACGAAGCGCTTGCTGACTTGCAGAAGGTCTACGGCAATGACAAGCGCGGCGCGCTGAGTGCCCTGGTCCACACCGTAGGGGAAGGCGCGGTCACCGGAGGCAACCCCGCAGTGATCCGCACGCTGCTCCCGAAAGATACTGACTTCGGTGGTGGCGTCCGACTGACCCCTCAGGATCAAATGTACCTCGACAATGCAGAGGCTCGCGCCACCGAGGCGCAGGCCCGCGCGTGGCACACGCAGAACAAGCAGACGATGTCCGACCTTACGGCGCAAGCGCTCCAGGGCAAGGACATCATGGCTGGCGTCATGAATTATCTGAAGCAGCCTGGAGCTGATTCCAGTGAAGCCCGCGCCCTGATCGATTGGGTCTACAAGAAGGGCAAGGAAGGCGAAGCCGACAGCGAAGAGAACAACAAGACCGGCTGGGACCTCATGGGTGGGGTCAACGACGGCTCTATCACCACGCCGTCCCAGGCCATGAAGTTCCTCGCGGACAGAGGTCTCGCTGGCACCAAGATCGGAAACAACCTCGCCACCAAAGCAATCATGCAGCTCCGCAATGTCGATGGCCTGGATCACAACGATCCGGACTATCAGGCGAGCCGGGGAAACATTGCTGAGCTGTACAAACCAGGCACAAACCTGCTCGGGAAGATCAACAACCCCGCAGCCCAGGCGCAGCAGGCTGGTGTTCTCGCCGACTACAACACCGAGTTTGTATCGCAGATCCGACAAGGCAAGTCAGCCACAGAGGCCGCTAGGGTCGCCTCAAAGAACGCCCAAGAGAAGTGGGGCCCTCCGATAGAAGGTCCTAACGGTCAGATGAAGTCTGCCAACAAGCGAATGCCAACAACTGACGCGGCTCGAGTTCAGGTCATCCGCGACGTCATGGCTGGCCATGCAACACCGCAGGACTTCTACGGCTCGGGCATTACCTCGAACGATCTCAACGTCATGTACAGCGTCGGACTCATCACTCCTGAAGAGATGGAGACCGGCGCCCGCCTGATCATGGCCAAACACAAACGATAACTGGAGCCATGGGCTCCCTAACAGGAGCCTATGGACTCTATCAACGACATCATGGCGCGCGCCCAGGCGCATGAGCAGGAAGACCTGAAGGGCGCCCAAGACATCGTTGCCGATGCGGACGAGCGTCGGAAGCAAGAGGAGTACCAGTCCAACATCGACGCAGGGAAGCTTAGCACTGTTGGTAATGCCCAGGCCACCCAGGCTCAGCAGACCGTCGACTACTCAGCGGCTAACCGCAAGCAGCTCGTGCAGGAGTTGGGACACAACACTCTCGACACCTTCAAAGCCTCGTGGAACGGAGTGGCTAATGCCGCTGGTGAATTCCTCATCTTCGCAGACGGGGCGCTCAGTAAGGCACTGCCGGTACTCAATAGGCTGGGTAGCCACGAAGACCTCGCGACTGATGTACGCGCAAAGGTGGACGCTGCCACGTTTGACCGCAAGGGCGACAAGGGAAGCGTTGCAGGCGATCTCACACAGGGCCTGACGCAGTTCGCGGTTGGAATGATTCCGATGGTGCGCGGTGCGCGGCTGATCGGATTGACTGGGAAGGTTGGCACGGTGCTGGCCACTGCTGGCACACAGGCTACCTTCTTCAACCCTGACGATCCTCGCCTCTCAAACCTCATCGAGTCCTTCCCGTCGCTGAAGAACCCGGTGACGGAGTTCCTGGCCTCCAAGCCAGATGACAGCGAGGCCGAGGGACGCTTCAAGAACTTCCTCGAAGGCTCCCTGGTCGGCGTGCCCCTCGAAGCTGCGCAGGCAGCGGCTGGTCCGTTCACGAGCTGGCTGAAGGGTGCCCGCGCCGCCAAGCAGTTTGCTGAAGTATCCAAGGCTGCGGATGAAGTGAAGCCAACACCGGCTGCGCCTCCGGAGCCTCCGCTAGCGGCCAACGATGCGACGGCCAGTGTCACCCCGCACGACCGTGAGGGATTCCTCAAGGCGTACGAAGCACTACCTGATCACAAGACGCAGATCGGCACCAAGAAGGTGGGCAGCGCTTCTGTGTCTCTCAGCAGTGATCCCTTCGCGGATGATACGGTCCACTTGGAGACGATCCGCGCGGACGAGACAGGCAAGGGTCACGGCCCTGCAGCTCTGAAGCAGATCACCGAGCTGGCTGACCAACACGGCGTGAAGGTGACCCTCGATGCTATCCCCATGGATGGCGACAAGGGCATCAGCGCCGAGAAGCTTTCGGACTTCTACAAGTCCCATGGGTTCACCTCAACGGAAGGTGGGCTTGTCGAGGGCCGCGCCATGGTGCGTGAGCCTGTTGCCCCCAAGCCGTGGGAGCCGCCCGCGTTCCAGGGCAAAGTCCCTGGCGAGATGGTTGACCAGCCCAAGCCGGGCGAGGTGCAGCCGCGCGTGTTCAATCCCTCGGCTGTTGCGGCCAATGCGATGGCTGTGCCGAAGGAGCAGGCTGCGGAAGTCCTCAAGGCTATCCAAGAGGGACGCTTCAACGACGCCCCAGCGATGCTCGATGACACCCACAGGACATTCCCATGGGCCCAGATGAGCGACGGGGCAAACCTCAAGGGCGTCCTGAATGCCGTCGAGGACAACATCGGGAAGCTCATCAAGGCAAACCACGGTGTCACCACAGTCAGCGACAAGACCGTCGCGCAGCTCGCTAAGGACATCGGTGGGGACGTTGGATCACTCCAGCGGCTCTATGGTCAGGTGACTGGCGAAGGCGGACTGGCAGCTCGCATCACGGCTGGCTACAACATGCTGCAGGCTTCCGCGAGGGAGCTGAAGGCGCTGGCCATGGACATCCGCGACCTCGACCTCAAGTCTGAGACTGGAGCCAAGGCAGTCGTGGCCTTCCAGAAGCAGCTCTCACTGCATTCAGCTATCCAGGGTGAGGTGCGCGCCAGCTCGGCTGAGATCGGTCGCGCGTTGCGTGCCCACAGGGAACTGAAGGGTTCCTCTGACGTGGCCCTCAAGTACGCCATGGATTACGGCAACACAGCCCTCGGCCCGAAGGCGCTGAAGAAGCTGGCCGCCCAGGTGGCGAACGCCGAAGACCTCGGGCAGCTCTCGAAGGTCGCTGATCAGAATCTCGGCAAGGGCTTGTTCAACATCGTCCGCGAGATCGCCAACAACGGCATGCTCAGTGGTGTCGTGACCCAAGGCGTGAACGTCATCGGTAACACGATGAAGACTATGGCGACTGTGGCCGAGCGCTACGTCGCCGCTGGTATCGGCAACGTGCGCGGGGTGTTCTTCCCCAGCGCAGAGACCGCTTCGTTTCGCGAAGCTGTCGCCCACACACAGGGAGCCTACCAGGGTTTCAAGCAAGCATTCGGACTCGCGTGGCAGTCCCTGAAGGACGAGTCATTCGTCTCGAAGTATTCACAGCCGATCAAGCCTGCGATTGTCCGCAGCACTGACGGTCGCGTTGGTCTCGATCTGACGTTCAGTCAGATCATCAACGCAGTCGGTAAGGTCGTGCGATTTCCAGGGCGCCTCATGGGCCTGTCGGATCACTTCACCCAGGCAATCGGATACAACGCTGACCTCAACGCCCGCGCATACGTGCAGGCTGCGAAGGAAGCTGACGTTGCCGGCATTAAGCCTGAGGACCGTGGAGCGTTTGTCTCCAAGCGGATGGACGAGATCACGAAGTCTCCGACCACGGAGTTGGATGAGAAGGCTATGGCCGCAGGGCGCTACTCAGCGTACCTCGAACCTGCTCAAACCTTCCTGGGTGACATGACCCAGAATGCCTTCAACAACCATCCGATGGCGAAGCTCATCATTGCGCCCTTCACACATCGACCAGGGAACATCCTCAGGCAATCTGTAGGTGACTACACAATCGCCGGACTGGCCCAGAAGGAGATCCGCGCGCAGCTCGCTGCAGGTGGAACCACGGCGGACATCGCTATGGCTCGTATGTTCATGGGCACCGGCGCGCTTGTGGCTGGCTGGCAGATGGCTGAGAACGGCCAGATAGTTGGCCAACGCTACGGCTCTGCAAACACCGCCGAGCTGAGCGGAGTACCCAAATACTCCGTGAAGATTGGTGACACGTGGCACAAGTTCGACCGCATGGACCCTGTCGGAATGTGGCTAGGGCTGTCCGCTGATCTAACAGAGGCGTACCACCACCGGTACGACCCCAACGATCCGGATGCCAACGAAGCTCTCTCCATGGCCTCAGGGGCGGCTGTCATGGCGCTCTCGCGCAACATGATGGAGAAGTCCTTCATGAAGTCGCTGGACGACCTCATGGCCGCGATGTCTGAGAAGGAGCCGGTGAAAGCCACGGAGTTGGGCAAGAAGTTGGTTGCCGAGAACGTTGCCAAGTTGCTCCCATTCAGTGGCCTGTTGCGCACTGCAGAGCGTGCTACGGATCACGTGAGTCGGTCCTCTGGTCGTGACTCCCTGTTCGATGGTGTGGTGGCGGCTGTGCCCTACCTCGCTCAAGACTTGCCCTCTCGAAAGGATCTCCTTGGACGCGAGCTTCCGCCAACCTCATGGTGGAACCCGTTCAACTCCACACAGGGCAACACGGACAAGATGTCCACGGAACTGGCAAACCTGGCTATTGGCGTCACCCCGCCGAGCAGGACCATAGACGGCTATCAGCTCAATGCCCATGAGTATGATCAGTTGGTGAAGACTGCGACCACGCAGCCAATCTTCAACGGTCTAACTCTGGAGCAATACCTCCGCGAGACGGTCAACGATCCCTCGTGGGAGGCAAACAAGAAGGCTCCTGACGGTGGTCAGTTCCGCAATGGAACCCTCGTACAGAGTGCGATCGATGCCGCCTACAACTTTGCCAAGCAGTCCTTCCGCGCGGACAACCCTCAGTACGCGATGAAGAAGCAGCAAGAGCAAGTCAACAAGTTCATGGCCTCCATGGCCGAGTAATAACCCCCCGGTCTTTACGGGCCGGGGGTTCTTTAGGACACCCCATGCCCTCCACTACCGGCAACAGCTTCTGGATTGGTACTGCTGACGGCGTTACCTCCGTGTATGCGGTGCCCTTCCCCTACCTCGCACAGACAGACGTTCTCGTTCAGGTCAACGGCATCACCATGCTATCGCCTGGGGATTATGTTTTCCTCAGCGCGGGGAGTATCAAATTCAATGTGGTCGTCCCCAAGGACGCCACCATCAGCATTGCCCGCCAGACCAGCCCCTCGAAGAAGCTGGTCAACTTCAACAACGGCGCAGTGCTCACTTCGACCGACCTCAACACCGCGACGGTCCAGACGTTCTATCGAACGCAGGAGATTCAGGACAAGCTCGACGCCTACATCCTGCAGGGCGTATCGCGCTACAGTGTCACCGGCGCCAACCCGTACGTGACGCCTCTGGAACTTATCGCAGCAGCGGCTGATGCAGTCCTCCAGACGGGGCTCGCACAGGATCTACAGCAGCGCATCAACGACATTGACGGCAACGCGCAGGACATCCTCGCGCAGTCCACGCGGGTGGACCTCCTGCAGAATACCATCGACCAGATCAACTCTACGGTCCCTGGTGGTATCGGCTCATTCCTCCAGAACGAGCAGAATGCCCGCATCAACGGCGACCAAGCACTGGCCAGCGACATTGAGCTGATCGGCGCGAAGAACGGGCCGGGCACCGCGTTCATTCTTAATTCCGCCAATGTGTACGTCGATCCTGTCACGTCACTGTCGGATAAGCTAACAGCTATCGCCTCCCAGATCGGGGCGAACCAAGCCGCGATCACCTCAGAGGCCACCACAAGGGCCACCGCGGATTCCGCGCAGGCTCAGACAACGACTCAGTTGAGCTCGACTGTGGCTGGCAACACGGCCGCTATTCAAACGCAGCAGACCACGATCAACGGCCTGTCTGCTCAGTACACTGTGAAGGTTGACGTCAACGGCCACGTGGCGGGCTTTGGACTAGCGACGACGACCAACAACGGCCAGACGGTCAGCGACTTCATCGTACTCGCCAATCGGTTCTCTGTGATTGATCCGGGCAACGGCTCGGCATCCCCTATTGTGCCCTTCACGATTCAGAACGGCGTCTGCTTCATGCAGAACGTTGTGATCTCGGGGGCGCTTATCGGGGACGCCACCATCACCAGCGCTAAGATTGGAACAGCTCAGATATCTACGGCGAACATCGCCAATGCGGCTATCACCAACGCCAAGTTGGGCAACGCAGTGGTGCAGACTGCGAACATCGTCGATGCCACGATCACTGGCGCCAAGATCGCGAACGCCACTATCACTAACGCTAATATAGCCAACGCGGCTATCGGCAGCGCTCAGATCGGTGACCTAGCCGTCCAGAACGCCCACATTGCAAACCTGACGGTCACCACCGGTAAGGTGCAGGACAACGCCATCACTGCTAATGCCGTCGTAACGGGAACCAGCGGCGTGAGCTTCCTGTTCCAAAGTCAGGGTGGCGTCATCGTGATTCAAGGCGTCGTTGACATCAACCCGCTGGGCACAGACGGCACCGGCGACGGGGCCCAGATCACAGTCGACGGGATCGTTTACGACCACACAATCGACGTTGCGTTCCCAACACGCGTGCCAGTGATGGCTGTGCTACATCCCAGCGCTGGCCCTCACAACATCAATGTGGGTTCCACATTAGGCACGGCCACCAAGGTCGTTGTTACGGAGTACAAGAAGTAATGCAAGCGTGGACCGAGTTCGACAAGCGCACCGGAGTAATCATACAGAGCGCCTTCGGTGTTGGCTTGGTGAAACCTCCGGAGACCGACAAGGTCGGCATTCTCCACGACGTACAGGGGCACCCACACAAACACTACGTGTGCCCCTACGTGCGTCAGCTCAAAGACCTACCGAATCCATATATCTAACGAGGAGAGATCATGTCCCAACCCACACTCAGCCAGAGCGTCGCTTCATTGAAGGATCAGCTCTTGGCCGCGATGTGTCAGAAGGCTGACGCCGAGGCGACCATCGCACAGTGCCGCGCCGCCCTGACCGGCATTCAGATGGCTACGCAGGCTGCCCCCGAGGTGCCTGTGGTTCCCCCAGCACCCCCTGTGATGCCCCCAACCCCGTAAGGATTATTGTCCACCATGGCCTCCAACATTACCAATGCGACGCTGGCGCAGAAGATCAGTGACCTGATCGACTCTTGGCGTACGTACATGGGCCAGCTTCGCGCGTGGCTTGGAGGTACGGTGGGCGGTGGCCCCAACGGCGACGGCGCTTACCCGCTCACTGACGATCTAGGCACGACCTACATGGTCAAAAGCCCGGCGCAGATGGCAGCAGACGTCAACAACACCGTCAGCGGCTCTGCGGCTTCAGCGACTGCGGCGGCAGCTTCGGCCTCCGCTGCGGCTGCTTCATCCAGCGCGGCCTCCACATCAGCGACTGCGGCGGCGACCTCCGCCACAGTGGCTGCGAACAGCGCAAGCGCTGCGAACAACTATCAGGCACAGGCCGCTTCCTATCGCACTGCTGCGATCAACGCGGCGAATGCGGCGTCGGCGGCGGCGGCCTCCGTATCCAATTCAGCGGCTGACGCCAGCGCGGCACACGCAGACCGCCTCGCGGCGGATGTTGACGCCGCGGCAGCGGCCACCTCGGCAGGCAACGCGGCCACCTCCGCGACTGCTGCGGCCTCTGCTGAGGCCAACTGCGAGACCATCCAAACGGCTCTCCAGACATTCCACTTCGTTGAGACGGTGATCCTCACCGATCCACTCGACGGGGGAAACATCACTGACGCGCCCGCCGTGGCCGTCTTCAACTGCGGGACACTTCCGTGAGTCTAATTCGGTTCATGCCCCCTCGTGGCACCACCGCCCAACATGCGACGTACACAGGTACGCTGGGCGAGCTGACGGTCGACACAGACCTGCACCAGCTCCGCATCCATGACGGCGTCAAGGCCGGTGGCTGGCCGCAGGCACACACCCCGCTCAATCAGCTAGATGACGTCGTTCTCACCTCGATCTCCGACAAGCAGTACCTCCGGTATAACGCTGCGTCCGCGAAGTGGGTCAACGTCAGCATCGATTTCGGTGATCTGACGAACGTACCCTCGTTGGTCCTGCAGTCCCGCCAAGTCACATCCGGCAGCGGCTTGCAGGGTGGCGGCGATCTCTCAGCAGATCGCACCATCAGCATTGCGGCAGCGGGTGTGGTCAACTCGATGCTGGCCCAGATGCCCGCGAAGACCCTCAAGGGTAACAACACGACCGGCACGGCTGGAGCTGGTGACCTGACTGCCGCTCAGGTCAAAACCTTGCTAGCGATCACCACAGGTGACATCGCGGGCCTCGCCACGTCCGCCACAACGGACACGACGAATGCGTCAAACATCATTGCAGGAACCCTGGCCGCTTCCAGGCTGCCGGCATTCGCAGGCGGTGATGTTACTGCCGCTGCGGGTTCTACTGCCCTGACGCTGGGCAATGGTGTGGTGACCATGGCGAAGATGGCTGCCCTCGCAGCCAACAGCTTCATCGGAAACATTGGAACCTCTGCGGCGTCGCCCACGGCGATCTCGCCCTCGCAGGCGAAGACCATGCTGAGCATCCAGGCGGCTGACGTTGGAGGGCTCGCGCCTTCGGCGACGACGGACACTACGAGCGCCGCTAACATCACCTCAGGCATCCTCGCTCCAGCGCGCATGGGAACAGGCACACCCAACGCCTCAAACGTGTTGCACGGTGATGGATCGTGGGGGCCTGCCGGAAATGCGATAGACACTACCTCATCCTACCAGTGGACCGGACTCAACTTGTGGTCGGGGGCCCAGTCCATCGACACCACAAAGACTGGCGTTACACTGGGGACAGGTGGAGGGGGCACACTACCGCAGATGTCCATGGTCGTGGCTGGTGGAGGCACCGACTCCAAGATATGGGATAACTATGCGGACACTAGCGGCAACATGCAGTGGCGCTTGGTCAATGACGGGCGCACGGCAGCTACCCCTTGGATGCAGGTTTCTCGCAATGGCATGGCAGTCACTGCCGTGAACCTAAGCGCTCCAACTTACATCAATGTCAACAACGGCGCCTACACTGCTACAGGCAACGCCGCCCTCACGATCAACAATGGTAACTCTGGGGGCCAGTCTCCAATCGACTTCATCATCAACGGTAGTCTTGCCGCACGTGTCCGCGCGGACAATGTAGGAAACTTGAATTACGTCGCCACCGGTAGCGGATCTCACATCTTCTTCAGTGCGGGCGATTTTGGAGTTGGCGCTCCTCATCTGCAAGTCAAGCCTA